GACCAACGATGATTTCCTCTGTTGCGCCTGCAAACGCAGTAGATGCGGTCACAGAGCCATTGTCGAGGTAGTCAGTAGTACCAGCCACAGTATCAAACACGTCGTTATATCTCTTGCCCACACCGAGCTCAAGAATTTCCAAGATATTGATACCGAAGAACTCGGTTATACCCGCGTTCTTCCATACGCCATCACGAACCGCATCCGTTGCCGGGAAGGATGTAGAATCCTTGTCGGCCGTTCCCACAGCTGCACGGGTATTCATCGGTTGATAAGCAATAGAGCGGATTTGCTCTACCACTTCCGGTGATACCAGAAGATCTGTGATTCCGTGACGGGCTCCAGCAGGAGTGCCACCAACCCAAGAAGCGTTAACTCGCTTGGCTTTAGTGATAAGCTTGTTGAAGTCATCCATCTGGAGCACGTTTGCAACAGCAGTCCTAAAAACATTGCGGTTTTTAGCACTGAAGGTAGCGTTACCAGCGGTTGCCTCCGCAAGAGCTGTCATCAACAGGTTAGAAGAAGTCCTTTCCTGTTTCAAGAGTATCTCTTGGGCGACCCGTGTAAACGTTTTGCCAATCACATCCAGCCGCGAACGAGAGGCGTACTTTCTATCGAAAGCAACCGCACTATCCAAGGTGTAGGTTGTGAATTTCAGCTCAGAAGCTGTAGGCTGAACGGTGTTGGTGGGGAGACCACCAGCGACAGATTGACTGTAAACCCTAATATAATCTTCGTCGAAAATGTTGTAATACAAATCCAAGGGAAGAGATGGGTTGTCATCTGCGTTATATTGAAGCGGCGTAAACAGATTGCTAATTGACGGAGCCTGATTAATGACTTCCGAAACAACTGGACCAATAAACTCCGCTAATGCGACTTGCGCGGCATAAGCAGTATCCCGATTCTTAGAGGCCATAGCCTTAATAAGTTCGAGTTGCTCAGGCGTTCTTTTTAATGTAATTTTCATTATGTTAATTCCTTTGCGTTGCTATTAGCCATTATCTGCTGAAGACCATGACGCAGAAGCATCAATGTAGATCATAGCGTACTGTTGAGTACCTGTACCAGCGAATTCATCTACTTGTCCCATTTGAGATGTCCGATTACCTGTGGCAAGAATATGCCCGATTACGCGATGCAAGTTCACCAGATCCGTGCTAACACCATCCATGGTACCTGCAGTTGAGCTAATAGCTGCAACGTTGCCCGGGATAAATGTAGCGCCTTCTGTATACGCATCTGCTGAAAAGGTAAACAAACCTCTTGTGGCGACCGGAACGGCTTGGCCGCTCAGAACCGCTTGTAACTCGTCCCTCTTAATCGGATTGTAGATCAGCTTTTCGCCGTTCTCATCATTCTTGATGGTCTGATTAAGGGTAACGCCTAATACGGGAGCCCCGGTTGTGGCGGCGATAACCCGTAGAGGTACTTGAGGGTATTTATCGGCTCCCAAAAAGGGATAATCCGTTTTACCAAGATAACTAGAAGAAGCTGCGAAATCAACCACGTCTTTCTTTAAGTTACCGCTCAGCACCTTCACGAGCACACCAGCACTACCGTCCCCATTGGTTGACGGATTGTCGTCGACAATCTGATTTGCAAACAGATTGACCACATCGTGATCACTGTATTGCCTGAATGGATATAGTCTTAATGCCATAATATTTTAATATGTTACTGAAACTGTGTCAGAGTTAAAAGCCTTCATGAATTTGTCCCTAATGGACTCTTCGTTCGAAGAAGCTTCGTTATTGTTAAGAATTGCAGAGTCCGCCGGAACTTCAACGTTCTCGACCAAACTCTCAACTGTTGCCTCTCCCCCCTCAACGGTAGCTTTCGCTTCATTAAGGTTGGATAAACGCTTCTGGAGCTCTTCCTCTACCTTTGCATTAAAGGCAGCTTCCTGCTCCTCCTTGTAGGCTTTGCCCTTATGCTTAAGGATAACCCCAAGTTTTTGCTGATAACTTTCAAAAGCAGCCTCAGAAGACTCGAGCCCAGCTACGTCCTTGGCAAGAACAGCGCGATCGCTGTCATCCAAGTCGTACTGGGAGTCGATATTTTCCATTCTGCTATTGAACAGATCCTCTGCTTTCGCAGCGGTGATAGAACTCTCAAGAGAAGATATTTTCTCTTGAGCTTCTTCGAGTTGCTTCTTAAAATCCTCGATATTAGCTTTGGCGTTTTCGGCTTGGGTAAGCGCATCTGCTTTTTCATTCTTAGCAGCTTCTCTCTGTAACTTCCACTCAGCATCCTTTTCACGGATTCTATCCATAATAACGGTTGCCATGTTGGCTACAGATTCATGCGAAAACTCAGACTTTTTGCCTAACTTAGAATCGAGCATCTTTTCAAACTCTATTGTTAATTCTTTTGTGTCCATAATTTTAGAACTGTTATGATTTTTTACATTAAATTCTTCGTTTTGGGAAATTTTTAAAATATTATTTTTAATTTTTTCGAACCGTACCCCTGAAGATACCCCTTCATCTGAAGCCCTTTCTTCCTCAATTTGGGAGTCGTCGCCCTCTTTTATCGCAATGCCTTTCACATCAGCAGCAGGCTTGGTCGTGAAACCAATTCCCAAAGGGAAAACCTCTCCCGCCACCAACCTGTACACAGGAGTACCGTCATCTAGGGTGCCCTTTCCATCAAAAGCCCGCAAGTATTTTTCCAATTCTTTAATTTTAGCAGGATCTGTAATAATCTCAGCTTCGCTAAGGTTCTGAGAACCTACTGCAATACTATAATCATTAAAACCAAGCTCCCAACTAGCCGAAACCCTGTTGTAGTCTACATCCTTTGGGTCACTAGCTTTGAGCAAAAACTCCACAAATTCAGGGTTTACTGTCTTGTAAATCACAGCTGCCAGCGAAATATAGAAGGGATCGACCCTTTGTTCCAATTTTGCGGTATTCAAGATTTTGTCGTTTTCCATATCCGTAAACGCAGCATTTACGATGTGACCCACCACCTTCTGTTTTTTATGTTCTATATTTGTGGGCTTATGAACAAAGTAACCAATAAGATCTTTGGCGGTGGCAGAATCAATCCCATCACCATTCCTGTTAAATCGATTAACTATGGCCGCATTAAAAGCAGCTCCCACCAGATCAATATTACGGTCTAAATCTATACCTTGAGGAATCAAGGGTTTTAAATTATCCAAAGAAGCTACGCTGATATTTAAATCTTTTTCTAAATCATCTGTGGCAAAAACTTCAAAATCAAATTGTGTTGTAAATTTATATGGTTTACTCATCCCTGTATGTTACACTTTTTTAATCTTTTGGTGAATTTTTAGTACTGTGGTACAAAATGGCTGAAGCATATTCGTCCAACGAGTGCTCCACGCTAATATCTACCACTTCCCCTAAAGTCTTCAGTTGTAAAAGTTTTTGATTGTCTTTTAGGCAATTTGTGGCGGTTTTCTTCCAATCCGCCTGAGCACACGCGGAGACCACCAACTCACAGACTTTTTCCAAAACGTTTTTTTGGTCTTTATTTAAGCGCTTTTTCTTGAAAATCGTTTTGGCCTCCACTGTGATGTCTGCATGTAATTTATTGGTGGCATCGATGATCTCCTTAATGGCATTTACGGCATAAGTTTTCTTCGTGCCTGTTTTAGAGCCCAATGGACGACCCGCAGATTTAGGAGTTTTGTTTTTTTGCTCCTCCAACATTTTCATGCTGCTCGGATGCTTAATTTCCTCTATCTTCATTTCCCCGGGCCCCTCAAAAACTGGAACCCCTCCAACCAACGGATTATACCACCCTCTTTTTCTGTCCTCGAGGAATTTTTCTTGGGCAGTTTCTAGTTCTTGCTCTGATGGGAAAACTCCTGTATCGATTACCTTCATGCCTTCCTCTGGGGGCAGAATACCTAACTCCATCATGCGCGTGATGACACGTTGGACTTGGTTCTCGTCTTTCATATCAATATCTTCGAACTGAGCGGTCGGGGTATCTCTAAACCCAAGGTTCTTGCAAATCTGCTTAATCTCGGGTTGTAAAAATTCATTTAAAAAAGCCTCGCGCGATTCTCGTAAACGCTGTAAGAAAAGTTGGGCCTTAATGGTTGCATTTGCAAACTTTTCCTCTCCAAGAATAACGTTTTGCAGCCCCTCTTTAATATCTTTATTTACAACATCATACTTCCCCGGTCCAATAACCTTTTCCAGATCTGGAATAATAAACTCGGCTTTCGTAGTGTAATCGCTCACCAGCACACGCCCCACACTCTGGTTGGTAAACAGCGCTTGCATGGCATGCATATTTCGAGGGTTAACCCCCCCCTTATCTGGGGTAGCCCCCATCGTGATCATCAAAACCACATTCTCGACGGTACGGCAAATCGCTTGATCAATTTTTTTCATCTCCATCTTGAAGTTGATGTCATCAAGAACGGCAAACCCAAAAGGAATACCAAACGGCTCATAGTCCTGCTTCTTGTAAAAAGCATATCTTAACTTCGCCGGATCCAACCTAACGGTCAATCCGGAGAGGTTCCATGCGTTTTCCCGAATTCGCTTCTTAACATTGTCCGGCAAAGCGTTATACAGCTCTCGATCAGCTTCATTCTTTGGATTTTTTAGTCTCTCAATCTCATACTCGCTAAGCAGCTTAGAGAAAAAACGAACGTCAAAGGAAGTTGTTCGCTGGGCAACTACATCAAAAGGATTAAGCAAAATATACCTAATAGGAATTTTATTTGTTTGGGCTACCAAGCCTAAATTTCTAATTTTTGCAAACTCATCAGCTTTAAACTTCCCCTCTACGGTAAAAAGAAAAATATTTCCGCTTCTATAGTACTCCCTAAAAAATTGGTCTTTTAGCCCCCATATTCCTATCTTTTTAAACCATGAATTAATAAAGCGCCTAGATTTTTCGCTCCCCCCTTCAAGGTAAAGAGGTGAATTTGCAAAGTCAGCCATCATATCAATAGAATTGCGAAAGATAGCTACATTACAATAAGCCTTTTGGCATAGCTCGATAGCCTCTCTTACGTTAACTCCATCTAACGCATACTGGTACGGAAGCATCCCCGCTCTAATGTTGTTATATCCGTACAATTTAGGATTAACAGCTATAGCGTTTCTTCGTCTGTTGGTGGAATCGTAGGTCGAGTTTCGATTATAATCGCTGGCCTCTGCGGTGTAGTCATAAAAAGAATCGCCTACCAACTTGGGTTCAAAGTCCCCATCTGTGGCAGCAAGGCTTTCGTAGGGACTATTAGGGTATTGAAAGTTTTTCTCAAACTTTTTCCAATAATCGGATCGTTTGGTATATTTTCTTCTAGCCATGGTACATTTTACACTGATTTAATTAAAAGTGACTTTCAAAAGTCGAAAGTTAGTTTATAAACATTGGTTCGAATGTTTCTATTATATCTGATTTGGGTTGTTTTTTCGAGTCAAAATAGATTTTTGTCATCCAATTAGCTAATACCAAAGCAGAGTAAGAATCCTTTCTGGCTTTATCAGGGCCAGTTTGGCGCCGCAAGTTAGACGGCAGATCAAACGTTTGGGTGCCTTGTGCGGTGGTTGTAATTTGTATGAGGGCACATTCGTTTTTCGTTAAATTAATCATATCTGCTTGGTGCTCTATAAAGTCTATCATTTTGGCTCCCTTGTTTTGCTTATTTGCGTCTTTTGAGTTTAAAAATTTCAATTCGTCTATGGGGATCATTTTGTTTTTTTGGGTGGTATAACTGTCATCAATTGCTTGGCTGGCGAAAAGCAATCGCCTGTGATCAAAGTTTGCTTGTAATAGCTCGTTACCTTGTCGAATCCAATGGCTTGTGGGTTTACGCAAAATCACATGCTTGGCGTCCCCTTTGTTGTATTGCTGTTTATACTGGCGCAGGTTTTCCTGATAGTCCTCAGGCTTATCAAAAGGTACCTCTATTTGCTTTAGTTTAATTTCTTTTTGTTTGAAGGTTTCGCTTTCATTACATGCCTGTAAAAACTGAACCCCTCCATTGTAGTCCCCACATATAGCAACGATATTAAAATTCTCCAAGCAAAATAAAAAATATCTCATATGGTGTTTTAAAGATGTCCCAGCCAAAGCATAACTGTGGACCAAGACGGCCCTTTGTTGCTCTTCGTTCAGTTTTAATATTTGTATTGCAAAATCATCAGAGCTT